TGTTAGGTAGATTGTTAAAGGTGCCAATGTTAATGTTGTCATGCTTATCAATACTAATCCTAGGGTCTCTCTTACATCATCATATTTTAAGAACATGTGTATTAGTTCTTTCATAGTTATCTCCAGTAAAATGTTTATTACAATCTACTGGGATTGCTTCGCTGATACTAGCCTTTCAAAAAAGATTTTTTCTTTGATGCCCCAGCAGACCCTATATCGATCTTCCTAGGACGCTTTTCTTCAGGAAGTTCTACTCTAGCAAAAACCACGAGTATTCCATCCACAAGATCCGCACCATCTATTACGACAAATTCTGAGAGTCGGAAGCTTTTCTCAAATTTGCGAGATGAAATGCCTTTATATGCGTATTCACGCTCATCCTTTTCTACTTCACCAGAGATTTTAAGAATACCGTCTTTGAGCTCGATATCGATATTATCTCTTGTAAATCCAGCCACTGCAAGTTCGATGAGAAATTTTTCATCATCGATTTTTACTACGTTGTGTGGTGGATAATTATTACTATTAGATCTAGCACTTGAATGAATCCTTTCTAAGTCTTCAAACAATGTATCAAATCCAACAAAAAGCGAACGTGGTACGTTCAAGTTATTTCTTACTACCATTTTTATTTCCTCCTATTAGTTAGCAAGGTTAATTTGAATCCCGACCATCGGCGATTCAGTTATATTTATACAGGTTTACTCCTTAGTTTGAGTATTTCCTATATTATATTTTGGACAAAGCTCCCATTGTGACTTTTCCTTGAATGGAATTACTTTGATTTGTCTTAAAGGAGCAATGTCCTGTGCGCGACTTGGATCTACAATAGTTATCAGACCCCAGTCAGCGAGTAGCGTAGAGATAGTATTCCTACGCTGAATATCATTCTCTAATAGATTGCTTGGTTTGCCATCTAAGAGAAAGAGTTCTTTAAAATGTACAATAAAGTATCTGCCTTGTTTATGTAATATATGACATGACTGATACAGCTTTTGATCTTTGCGTGATGCGACACCAATACGTGTCAAAGTCTCTCTTATTTTTAGAAAGTCATCGGGTTCGTTAAGAGTGACTTCCAACATTTCGGTTGGTTGCCAATTTGTGATTTGTTTATTTTCGTTTTCCACCTTTATAAATCCTATTCTTCAATTCTTCAATTTGTTCATTGCTCATTAATGATAATGCGGATTTAGCCTTTTCATTGCTATACCCATAATATTCTTTGATGAGTTCGAGATTAGCCACCTCCTGTGGTTTGACCCATTTGGACCATCTCTTTTTCTTCTTAATTATATTTATAAAAAAATCAAATTGAAGGCGATGGTCTAAGTGATGGAAACGATTCATCTCATTGGCATAGAGAATAGTATCACGAAAGAATGAAAGTCCACGATTGATTATAAATGGATTATACTCTTTCTCTGCAATATCATCCACCATGACATCTTTCTTAGTTTCATTGATTGCTTTTAAGTAATCAAATGGGTTCATTTGAATTTTACTCCTGCCATAATTTCTGTACAACATGCAACCATATTTAATTCATGATCTGCAACAAAACTATTTTTATATTGATAGTCTGCAAGTATGAGGACCATCTGTGGAATACTAGATGGTTCAACATGATCATTCATATTATCATACATCTTACGAAACATAGATGCTGGTTCAATATCGATGTTATCAGCAACCCATTGTCTCATCTTTTTAAAGTCTTTCATTTTTAAAGAACTCATAAGTGTATCAATAGTAATATCAGTAGCATTTACAAGAATGCCGCTATCAATCTTACCAAAGGTTGAATATCTTTGTAATTCATTGATTGTTCTTCTAAAGTCTGGAAAGTATTTCATTATAAGTTCAGCAATTACTTGCTCATCATAATTAATTGTTTCCTCTCTTAGTATATTCATAATACGATTCATAAAAGAACTAGCAAGAGCTTCTCTTTCTTTCTTAGGAATAGCAAACTCAATAACACTGCATCTTGAATGTAATGGTTCTATTATTCTATTCTTAAAATTACATGTTAATATAAATCTACAGTTTGCTGAGAATTCTTCAATAAATCCACGTAAAGCAGGTTGGGTGGATTGGGGATTCAGGTAATCAGCCTCGTCCAGAATCACAACCTTGTATCCACCCGATAAGGAAACGCTGCTAGCAAATTGTTTTATTTTGTTTCGTAGTGTATCAATGCCTGACTCTTCAGAACCATTGATAATAATATAATCGAGATCCAATACATTACATAATGCTCTTGCTACTGTAGTCTTACCAGTACCAGCGCTACCAGTGAACATCATATTTTGAATCTCACCTTGTTCTATAATTTGTGTAAATGTTTTATAAAGATCTGTTGTTAATACACATTCAGATATTGTCTTTGGTCGATATTTTTCAACCCATAAGAATTCGTTCATTGAGCCTCCCATGATATAACTGTGTCTAATCTAAAACTTCTCCAGGCTTTTTTATCTAAAGCCCAGGCAACAAAATGATCTGATTCAGCACTCATATTCAGAGTCATTGCAACTCCATTATCTTGTAGTACTGTGGGATTAATTGTACAAGGCATAACTCTTATCTCTTCTGTGTCGATTTTCTTAAAAGTAACCTCAACAATGCCTTGTTGAAGAGCGAGTAATAAATTTGATTTTTCATTTGAATTCATAATATAGTCCTTAAAATAAGAGGGGATTGCTCCCCTCCCATGATTAATTAGCTGATTCTTCAGCAGGTTCTTCAACAACTTCAGGTACTTGACCTTCTGGTGTCTCACCGTCTTTAGGTGTAGCGGCATTTAAGAATCTTACGACTCTATTTCTTAGCCCGCCTACTGCCTCAAGTTCTGGACCTTCGAATCCACCTCTTTTCGAACAGATGTCGATAATCTGAACCATTGTGGCGATGTCCTGTAAAGACAGTTGAACTTGCTCTTCAGCATTTTCAGTTTTCACTTCTTCTGCCATGATTTTCTCCTATGCATAGTAGTTAACAAAATGGAAAGACCCATTTGGCATCTTTCCTCTCTTCCAATGTATTTATACACTAAAGGTCGAGTTTTTTTCAAGTGCGATAAAATATTCCACTGGATAATTACTATTAGTCCAGTTTGAAATAAGCTTAGATGAAATACTTACAAAGTAATCACCTGGTAGTAATTTCAAATTAGGAATACTTACCACGAAGTTAAACTCATTTCTACATGAGTTATCTTTATCCAATTCAATTTCAAAAAGGTTAGATGTACTATCCCTTGAGTCGACTACAGATGCAGTAATCACCCCGTCTTTTCCTTGAATGGATAATTCAGAATGACCAAGAACAGCAGCAGCTTTTCGAATCTGATTAAGTACATCTTCTTCGAGATTAACGCCAACTTCTGCTTCTGGCATTTGAATATCTTTTTGAGGAGTTGTAAGTATATCAGGTTCTGAGAAGAAGTATCTTATCTTCTGAGAATTAGGTAACTTACATCCACCTACATTGTTTTTGATTAATACAGCTTTATCTTCAAATTCTAAAGTAGGACTTTCGATAAGACTATACACTGACAAGAATTCGTTTAAGTCATAGACTCCAAACTCTTGTGGGAAGTCTTCTACAACCGTAGCTCTAGCCAATATGGTCTTTGCTTCAGATATTGTCTTAAGCTGTTGACCAGGTTTGAATACTAGATTTGGATTAATAGAAGCAAAGTTCTTAAGAACATTTAGGGTATCATTACTAATTACCATTTTTATTTTCCTCATTCAAATCATGTACATGTAGAGCAATAATGGTATAGTGTAGAATTTTTAAAAGATCTGCTCGATTGAGACCTTCTTTCTTTCCATACCTTTGCGCATACTTAAGTACATTTCCAATTGCAAAACCCATACCGTGGCCACAATCAATAATAAATTCAGTGGACTGAAAATTATTTTTAGAGTAATGACCTCCGTAGGTTTTATTTATATAATTTAGAAGCTCTTTTACAAGAGCTCCCTCATTAAACTTGTAGTTTATTTGTTCTTTCTTTTTAAACATTATTTCCTTTTGAACTATTTTCTTTTGTAGTCAACCATTGCAAATTTATTAATCGATTACTACCACCTTTTGACTTAGGTATTATATGATCAACAGCCATATTATAATCAACATATGTTTCTCGTTCTTTTACATTCATTTTATTCCAAAGTTTATATGGTAAACCTTTAGGGGTTTGCATGGTGCTGTAGTCAGTATTTAATTGTAATAATCTTCTAGTTATAGTTGACCCATCTGGTAAATGTTTTACTTTTTTATTATTAGAAAGATTTATTGCAAATCCATTTGAGTGGAAGGCGTAAATTGATGTTCCTATTTCAATATATTTGCATTTATCTGTATTAAGAAGCATCAGTTACCTCCTCTTCAGAAGCTTCTGATGTAAGTACACCATCATCTACTTTTGAATAAAGATCTAAGAAAGCAGCTTTAGTGTCTTCATCAAATCTTGAAATACAAAGATCAATTGCTTTAGATCTATTATCAAAGATAGAGAATGTTTGTACAATATGACAAAGTCTTCTTGTTGAAATAACTTCATCAACCCCATCATCATAGAAAGTTTTTCTAATGATATCTGCCCATGTGACAAGCTTATCTGCAAAATCATCATCGACTGAACCAAACTTTTCCATGTGTTTTAAAACAATCTTTTTCTCGATTGATAATGATGGGAATAGTTGATCAACTGAAATAGTAAACCTTTCAAGGAATGCTTCATCAATAATAGAAGCTGCGGTAAATCTGCCATCTTCTGAACCTTTACCTTTAGTGTTTGCAGTAGCAATCACATTGAAACCTTCTGCAGGTTTAACAATTTCACCAGTCTTTTTAACAAGAACTGGTTTGCCTTCGAGGATACCTTGAAGACACATGATTTTGTTAGTTGCTCTATCAATCTCATCGAGAAGAAGTATTGCACCATTCTCCATTGCTTTGAGAACTGGACCTTTGGCAAAAACTGTTTCACCATCGATTAATCTGAAACCACCAATCAAATCATCTTCATCAGTTTCAGGATTAATTTGAACTCTAATAAATTCTCTACCAACTTTAGCACATGCTTGTTCGACCATAAAAGTCTTACCGTTACCAGAAAGACCTGATATGTAAGTTGGATAGAACATGTTAGATTTGATAATTTTTACGATATCATGAAATGCACCCCAAGGTACAAAGGTATCATCCTTAGAAGCAAAGTTCTT